GGCTTTATGGGTCGAAATGAGCGGCACCCTATCAGGTAAGCTAAGGAACCCATCGACCAATCAGCTGTCTCTGGCGGATCTGGAGACCATCTGCATGACAGGTAAGCTATCCGGGCTGGATGTCAAGGCAGCACTGAGAATAGGCAGCACTGTGGTGGCCAAGGTTGACAAGGTGCTGTTCAGCAACCTTCAGCAGGCTAACCCCGTGTCGGAAAACGGTACCTGGAGCGTCAGTTTCAAGGGCTATAGCAAGGTGTATAACGATTAATGATTGAGACCATGCAGACAAAAGGAAAGAACATAATGATGTTTATTGGTGGCACCGCCGTAGCACTTGCCACCAATCACACGCTCAACATCAATCCGCAGATTGATGAGACGGCAACCAAGGACGACGCCCTGGGTCCTGCCGGTGATATCGATATTGTTGACTGGGGCGTATCGGCCGATTCTGTTGTCGGCGCCAATGCTGATGTCAGCAACGAGCTCACATATGAGGAGCTGATAGCAGCGCAGTTGAGCGGTGCTGCTGTGGATGCTGTCATGGATGCCGTACCCGATGCAGTCCAGGACGAGGCTGTCCCCGCAGCTGGCTGGAGTGGCGGCAATGTTGCAGCCAACTATCCTAAACGCAGTGGTCAGGCTATGATATCCGAAATCGCCATCGAGGCATCGGATGAGGGTTTCGCCACCATGAATGTCCAACTGGCAGGAACCGGTCCGCTGTCATGAGAAGGATAACAGTAACCCACAGGGGCACCGAGATTAAGCTGGCTTACTGCCTTAAGGTTCTGTTTACTTTTGAGGCTATCTGCGACAAGAGGTTTGAGATCCGTACTCTTACCGACACATACATATTCGTATGGTGTTGCATCATAGTGGCTGACCCTGACTACCTTAAGGGCGATTACGCCAAATTTATCGACGCGTGCGAGCAGGACCCTGAACTATTCAAGGTCCTGTCAGAGGCTGCTCTGAAGATGCTGCAGGACGAAGGCCGCAAGCAGCCTGATTCAGATACTGATGGCGCTGACGATAAAAAAAAAGACTGAGCGTCACTGACCTTTATGAGATATGCTGCGGCGAGGGTGGCCTTGACCCGCGGCATTTCTTTTTTGAAATGGACGTGCATGAGGCGGAGGTCTATATGCGTGGGCTTCGCCGCCGTCAGCACTCCGGATGGGAGCAGGCCCGGCTCATAGCGTTCTACTGCCTGCGCCCGTGGGTCAAGGACCTGCAGATAGAGATGCTGCCGCAGTTCCCATGGGAGAATGCGACACAAACTGTGGATGCCGACGATGAGGCGGCTCGCATAGCATATATGCGCGAACACGTGGACGATTATAAAAAAGTTTTAGAGGATATATATGGCAAACATAATCAATAAGCTACTGCTGGATGACAAGGAGTACAACTCCAAGCTCGATAAGGCCAGGCGCTCCACTAAGAACTACAAGTCTGACGTGGATAGCCTTGGTAAGTCTGTAGGTGGCGCTCTGGTCAAGTCCTTCGGCTCCCTGGTGAGTATCGTGGGTGTGGCCGGTGGCGCCATCGGCACCTTTGACAAGCTAATCAAGTCATCGCAGACCACCTCCGATCAGTGGGATGTCGCCATACGTTCCGCCAAGTCCAGCGTCGATACGTTCTTTACGGCTCTCAGTACCGGTGACTTCAGTCCGTTCCTTGGCGGTCTGCAGAACATCATAGACCGAGCCAAGCAGGCCGCCGTGGCGCTGGACGCACTGGGTAACGCTCAGATGAGTTATACTTATTTCACCACCGCCAATCAGGCTGATTTTGCCGAGGCCATCACGGTGATGCGCGACCAGAACGCCAGCTATGCCGACAAGTCGGCCGCTAAAAAGACCGCGGAGGCTGTGTTGGGTGACCAGCAGGAGATAGTTACTGTCCTGCATCAGAAGATAACTGACGCCGTACAGTCCGTGATGAGTGAGAGTAACTATCTCACGTCATCGCAGATAGAGCGTGCGGATCTGAGCAAGATACTGCGCCTGGATATCAGCGCTAACGGAGAGGAGGAGAAAAAGCGTTTGGCCGCCGAGTACCAGCAGTATCTAAAGGAACTATCAGAGATACCGGCCATCCAAAGAACAGCCGGTTACGTCCAGACAGGGCGAATGAACCGCCGCACAGGCGCTCCGGAGCTCAAGTATGTGGAGGCGTCCACTCCGGAGGAGATAGAGGCTCACGACAGGGCACTCTCGGCCATATCAGACAAGTATAAGGATGCGGTACTGTACAACACCATCCTCGTCAACAAGTCTGATGAGTGGCTGCAGAACCTCATCCAGATGACCAATCAGATGGACAGCGCCGACAAGCTGCTGGCCGACATGCAGAAGCAGCTCAACAGGGCGGGTAATATAACAGAGCCGGTTGAGGTTCCAGTGGAGGTCCAGCATCTGGATCTGAGCGGGATAGAGGCTGCCGGTATAACCATACCGGCAGTCATCGAGCCTCATCTGCCGGATAAGATAGAGATGCCGCAGATGCCGACCACCGAGATTGACAGTATCAATGACTCCCTCTATGAGACATCCAGAGCAAGTGAGGATGCTATGTCAGACCTCAGCTCTATGGCTACTGTCATGAGCAGCCTGGGTGATATAGTCAATGCAGACAGCGACAACTGGCTTTCATGGGGGGAGAACGTGATGCGTGCTGTGGCACAGGCCATACCCGCCTTCGAGGCCGCGTCTATGAGTGCGCGTCAGAAGGCTACCTCTGACAGTGCAAGTGCCGTCGCCGGCGGTGCTGCCGCAGTGGCGGATATCCCGTATGCCGGTCCCGCCATGGCTATAGCTGCCGCGCTCTCCATCGCCGCTGCCATCGCCGCTGCCCCCAAGTTCGCCACCGGTGGTGTGGTGCCGGGTGTCAGCTTCAGTGGTGATAATGTCTTGGCACGTGTCAACTCCCAGGAGATGATACTGACACGCGAGCAACAGAACATTCTTTCCTACCGCCTGTCATCATCAGAACAATTCAGTCAGGTGCAATTTGTCATCGAGGGCAACAACCTCGTAGGTATTCTCAATAACTACAACCGCTATAGTTCCCGTAGGTCATGAGTGTAGCATCAGTCATATTCAGTAGTCAGACCGGTGTGTACTACAAGGTACAGCTCACATCTGATAACATCACCTCCGATGAGACTCTGACCCTTGCCGGTCGGAAACCCGTGACAATCAGTTTCCGCGCCGGTGAGCATAAGTTCCCGGGCTTCCGGTCCGTGGAGTGCCAGATAACCCTTCTGGCCGATAAGGATATGAGCTATCTGTATTCAGATATCCCGACCGGCACCAAGGTAGAGATTTTGAGCAGCACTAACGGCTCGTCAGGATGGATCACCGTCTTTCTGGGGTATCTGGAACCATTCACTTTTGACCAGCCCTACACCCTGTGCAATGACGAGGTGACGCTGACAGCTATCGATGCCATCAGTATCCTCAAGTTCAGCCCGTATGAGACATCCGGTGGCCACTGCAGGCAGGCTGCTATCAAGTTCATAACGGATATCTGTGACGAGGCAGGTATAGATACTATAGACATATCCCCCGATAATGAGCTTTCGGGTTATCAGATCAGCACTAACGCGTTCCTGCCTAACAACTTCACCGACCGCGGCGAAGTTAATAAGATGCAGGTGCTGTCGTATATATGCCAGATGCGCGGCCTCACAGCCACCCCGTGGGGCAAGAAGCTGTACATCATAGATACGGCCAATGAGCTCACCGGCACGTCATGGACCAGCGGCAGGCGTTATACCATCAATCACACCACACATAATGTCACCACATCGTACATCAGTATCGGTGGTTCCAAGACCATACAGGACTCGGACTTCAGGGTCGGCAAGGCTAAGCTGTCCATCGAGCGCCCCTATGGCAGGATAAGATATTCCTTGCCTAACAGCGGCACAGGTTATATTATAGCCCCGCTGCTGGATAAGGGTACCCCGGTAGGCAGTACCATCGAGTATTATATGACCGATGCCGCCGGCGCTAAGTACGTCACCACCCGCCGCCTTCTGACCGGCACCGGCATAGAGTGGCACGCCTATAACAGGCAGACCGGCGCAGAGCTGGGTGAGTCTGACTTCATCAGCAATTTCAGCCTGCTGAACCCCGACAGCAACAACGACTGGGTGGGTGCCATACCTATCGAGATAACCTACTTCCGCCGCGACAGCGAGTATTCCGGTGTCACCAAGCGCAGGTGTATCTGGGTGCATCAGCGCTCCTGGCAGGGAGAGGGGTATCTGGGCGACCGCACTCTGTTCCAGGTCAAACCGGAATACCGCGGCATACTGCAGACCGGCTCTTTCAAGGTTAACATGTCGGCAGCACGCGGTCAGGTTAACCGCACCGGCGACAACTTCTTTCCGCCGGTGTTGGGCAACAGCGAGGGTGTGGCCGGTCCGCTTGGTTTCTATTTTCTCAACCTCTGGTGCGGACAGTATTACTACACCGAAGCCAGCAATCCTACAATCAATGGCCTACCAACAGGTCAGTGGCTGCTGGGTGGCCATGTTCCGTTCATATTGGGTCGCCCTGATTCGCACGGCATCAAGGATATCCTCACAACTTTCGAGGCCATGTACCAGGGTGCCGGATGGTCCGGCTGGATAGATAATGTGTCATCCCCGGCAGGCGGCTGGCCGAACGATCCCTGGAACTTCGGTTATGAGGTGTTCATCAATAGCACCCTGACCAACGAGGATAGCTGGATCTTTGACTTCAGCGTTGAGAACGTGGGCTATGACGCCACCGAGAGTGCTCTGCAGCAGGACCTCAACAATGGCGTCTATAAAGGAGATACACTGGATATCCAGCTGCCTCTGCGTAATAGCGGATACGGAAGGGATAACGCGCTGTTTCCGCAGTCAGAGAGCGGAGTGGCCGGTAAGCTGGGCGCCCGTCTGGCTCAACGCTACATCACCCGGCATAAGGGGTTTGAGATGACGGTAGGGGACGACGTGCAGATGTGGGCTCCTATCACATATAAAGGTAACAGATACACCATGGACAGTATGATATGGGATCTGGAGGCGGGTACTAAAACTATATATATCAACTAATATGGATCAAGTAAGGGAATACGGCAGGAATCTGGTACTCTTTACCAAGGAGACGGATGAGGACGATTATGAGGTGGCCGGCTTTGCCACCGATAACACTGTGGACGTGCAGATGGATATGGTAGAGTGTACCAGCCCTTCCAGTGCACGTGCCAAGGAGTTCCGCCCAGGGCGTTACTCATGGACGATGGGAGCCACGCGCGTATACACCAATATACCGATGAGCTTCAGCGCTAATCACGAAGACGATGCCACTGTCAGAGAGATAGACTGGCTCAAGATAGGTCAGAAGATATATGTGGGGTTCTCCGGCAAACGTCCGGTCTGGGACACTCAATACAACGGCAACTTTTGGAAAAAATACTGGGGTATGGCATATGTCAAGAGCGTGCGCATAGCCGCGCCCGTTAACGGAGTGGCCACCTTTGCGGTGGAGCTGCAGGGTACCGGCGAGCTGCAGGATGAGGAGGCATGGTACGCTAACCGCGTGCCTCCACATTAATAATGCGTCCGACACACTTGTGGTTTTGAGTAAAAAAGATAGATATGGATACGATAAGGATAGGTAATGACATACCCCTTCAATGGACGGTCAAGCGCGGCGGAGAGGCTGTGGATCTGACTGGTGCCGTCACACTCAAGGTGTGGGCTGTGGCGGCTATGACACGTCATGAGCTGAGCTTCAGTCTGACAGGTGCTAATGTTATCCGCTGTACGTTCCGTGGCGCCGACCAGCGGTACTGCGGCAACTACCGGCTCCTGCTCATCGTCAATGATGGCCTCAACAACATGTATGCCGTAGACAGCGCCGATGCTTTCCGCCTGGTGCCGGTTACCGTCAACGATGCCAGTACGCCGGTCAATCTGGTCGAGCTGACCAGCGACATACTGATACCGGCCAATGGATACAGCGCATATGAGATAGCCCTGCAGCACGGATATGCCGGAACTGAGGAGGAGTGGCTGGCATCTCTCATCGGACCCCAGGGTGAGCAAGGTCCCGAAGGTCCCGAAGGTCCTCAAGGCTCCCAGGGTGAGCAGGGCCCCGAAGGTCCTCAAGGTCCCCAGGGTGAGCGCGGTGCTGACGGCACTGTGATATGGCCGCGACTGCGCGTGCGCCCTACCATGCACCTGGTTCTTGACACACAGGAGCAGGTGTCGACGGATAGGTTTGAACTTGTTGATGGTCACCTCAAGATAAAATTCTGATTATGGAAGAAAATGCGATAATAGATCTTGGGAAGATAGGGCTCACATTTGACCCTAACCCATGGGACGCCACCAAGGCGTATGAGAAGTATACGGTCATGATGCATAATGGCCGTGGATGGGTGTCTCTTGTAGATAACACGGGACATGAACCGGCTGATAACGACCCGGTGTGGATGCTCATATCCGACCGCGGCGAGTCTCTGTATCAGATGATGGTACGCACCGGCCGGTTTGTCGGTACGGAGGAGGAGTTCCTGCAGCAGTATCAGGACGCTCTGGCTGCTGCCGTCAACGCGGCAGCTGAAGCAAGAGGTGCAGCCACCGACGCGCATACCAAGGGTGAGGCCGCTCTAAACGCCGCCTCTACGGCCGAGCAAGCAGCAGCAGCTGCCAGAAGTGCTGCCGATAATGCGATAACAGCCAAGCAGGCTGCACTGGCCGCCGCAGGTCAGGCCGAAGGTTCTGCCGCCGCCGCACGTGAGGCTGCCACCGATGCCGGTGCCGCCGGTGACTTGGCACGTGAGAAAGCCACGCAAGCCGGTGCTGCTGCCACATCAGCCAACGAGGAGGCCGCAGCCGCCCGTCAGGCTGTGGTAGCAACCGAAGCTGCTACAGGTGCCGCCAATGCTGCCGCAGGTGCCGCCAATGCTGCCGCCGCATCTGTAACCAATCACACCCTCGGTATTGATTTTGATCCCACCACGGGACTGCTGCAGGGCGTGTACGGCTCCCACGGTTCTATCCTTGACGTAGAGATGGACCAGGAGACCGGTCAGATAGTTGTAATAGAGCAAATAGATTAAACCAGATAATTATGTCAGAACAAACTACAACCACAAGGAACCTGGGCTACGTACCGGTAGGACGTGGCGCCTGGAACGCTCAGACCATGTATTACCCCGGTAATATCGTGGTTAACCGCTTGTCTACATTCATGTGCACAACGCAGGGTAAGAACAACGAGCCTATAGTAACCGTCACCGCCGGTGTTCCCAGCTGCAATGCCGGATGGCAGATCCTCGTCACCGCCGACCCTGCAATCCAGGCTGCTCTGGCCGCAGCCGCAGCCGCAGCCAGCATAGAGACCAGACTGCTGGCCGGAACCCTCATCCCTGCGCTGGCCGCAGATCTGAGCGGTAACGCCAACACCATCGAGTCTACCGACCAGTATATAGTACGGACTACAGCCGGTGATAACAGTATTGACTCGTCGGCACCGGCCAAGCTGCTGTCTATCCGTGGCGGCATCAACGCATCCGGCCCGTTCCGTATAAAGGGATACAAGTGGCTGGGATTCAACCTGCTCAACCCGTCGCAGACGGTGGGCGGCGTATGTTATTTCCAAGTACCCAAGTGCTCACAGGGTCATTATGGCACCGCAGAGGAGAATAACGGCATACTGTTCACGGATCGTCAGGGCAACAACCTGCACCCGACAGTGCGCTTTGTTGCCGGTTATACCGCTCCGTCCACAGCTAACGACGGCGTGATACTCAATCCGTATCAGTTCGCCGGTCACAGCGAGTATTTCTATGCCCCCAATGAGCCGGGCTTCCTGATTGTCAGCGGCATCACCCCTGCCGATGTATGCGCTCATATGGCATGGTCCAAGGATTATGACCGTTTTGTGGCTTACAATGCCGGTTACAGCATCGACCTGTATGTGTCACCGCTCACCGCAGCCTTTGACACTAACGCCGGATCTCTCATCCTTCGCGGACTGTCCGGCACTGACCGTTCCGTCAGCGATTATATCATCATCAGCGGCGAGGCTGCCGGTGGCAGCTATGGCAGAATGATAGGTCACGCTCTGCTGACCTCACTCACATGGCGTAAGGATACCGAGACCACCGAGAACCAGGGCGAGACCCAGACTGTATACGTATACTCAGCCACACTGTCGGCAGCTGCCGCAGATGGCCTGACACGTATCGAGCAGGAGGGTATGGAGTTCGAAGGTAACACACTCTCATACCGCACCGCCGACATCGCTACGCTCGCCGGTTTCCGCGAGCTCATCGCCGGCAAGTATGTGGATTATGAGCTGGCCACACCCGTCACCGGCACTCACAGCATCAGCACCCTTGACAAGTATGCCGATGACATGTCTCTTGAGGTCGTCGTGGGCGGTGATAACCCCGCCGGTTACATCACCACGCAGTACTCCATGGGATACAAGGACACCGTGCGATACCTGCCTCTGCTTGTCGAGCAGGACGAGCGTATTGCGGCACATGCCCTGTGCCAGCTCAACGGCCGCATAGACAGTCTCTCCCAGATCGTGGGTGCGCTGATGATGTTCCTCTCTCCGGATATGGTCAAGGGCAAGCGCGTGTTCCTTAGCGGTGACGGTGCTCCCGAGAGCGCTCCGGATATGTTGCCTCAGTTCTATTTTGACGAGACCAACCAGGCACAGTACATGTCTACCGGCACCACGTCGGCAGCAGACTGGAAGCTCATCACCCCGAGTGTTTAACCTTAAATCATAGTTCGCAATGAAAAAGTATTTGAATATGTATGCTGACCGCCAGGACTACGCCAGTGAGTCCCGTCCTGCCGATGGCAGCGTAGTCAGTAAGATAGGTCCTGACGTACAGTATGACGGAGTGAACGTAGAAGTGCTTGACCCCGAGGTAGGCGATGCCGTCTATCATGATCCGGACGGCAAGCTGCACTTCTTTAAGCATGACACTATACGTCAGGCTCAGATGCCTAACATCTTCACACGCGTGGGTGTCGTCCTGCCCGAGGCATCGGGCCGTATCCTTATCGGTCATGTATTCGGTGCGGATAAGAAGTGGGCTGACGTGTTCCGCTGGGTGGTGACCGGCTCTGCCATGACAGACGGTGCATCACACACCGCTACCTTCGCTGTCGGGACAGACAGTGTAGAGGTCACCTGGCAGACATCCACCATTGAGGCCTTTGCCGCTGCCGTGCAGTCGGCCATCGGCGCTCAGTCTTTCGGCGGTCATTCCTTCAGCTGCTATGCTGACGGTGACAAGGTATACATCCAGCATGACACATACACCACATGGAAGGAGCCTACCTTCAGCGGTCTCACCCTGACGAGGGATATCGGTACCAAGATCACCGCCGACTCCAATGCCTATAAGGAGAACGGCGTCGGCAGTGAGGGTGCCGTATACTCACTGTCAATGGCTATCGCAGCTCTGAGCAGCGACCGTACAGAAACATGGCTTAACCCGACAGCCGATGTGGTATCCAACCCGACCTATCCGGTATGTCTCCCGGCATACCTGGGTGAGTCCGCAGTGGCCGGTGCTGATCACTGCGCATGGCTGCGCGCCAAGTACGGCGAGGGCTTTGACGGCTGGGTGAACTTCCTGAAGTCTATGATGCCGCGCATCCCCGCCTCACGTGGTGCTCTGCGTAATGCCCTCTCTGACGGTTGGAAGAATACCTACGCTCACGCATACGACACATACAAGACACCGGCCGGTGTCATCAAGCCTCTGTATCCTGCCTTCGACTATGCCGCCAGCATCGGCTATCCGGTCAAGGGCCTGGAGCAGGGTAAATGGTTCGTGCCGTCGCTCCGCACTATGTCTGAGATCAAGGCTGTCATCACCATGGGAGGTATCGGAGTGTCAGCTGCTACAGCAGATGTCATCACCCGTACACTGAACGCTATGGGTGGTACTATAGAGTCTAACTCCGCCAGCATGTGGTGTTCAGGTCGGTACGGCACCAGCAACGCCTGGCTCGCTTATGGTGGCTACGCGTTCCTGGGCAGCAACCTCTTCTACATCTCTTACCGCGTGTGGCCCTGCGTGCTTCTTGAGAGAAACCTTGAATCTTGAACTTAATACCAGCGGCCTCCGTGCCGCTGGTTGATTGCATATGAAACAGGATAAGGCAGGAGTTTATGTCGATGCCAAGAAACTGCGCAGGTGCTTGCATGCTGCGCAGTTCTGTATGACTAAGGCTGACCGCATAATATACAGTACTCCGGCACTCATCGCCTGCGGTGATATCATCGGTTACTTCCAGCTGGCGTATGACATTCCGGAACAGAGGGAGTATTATATCCACATGTTCATCAAGTCGTTTGCCGTGCTGCGTGCCGACATAGAGGAGATGTTCGAGCTGGAGATCATTCGTCCGTCCAGCACCACGGCTATCGTGATGAATGACAAAGAGAAGGAGTCTGTCAACGGCCGTCAGCTGCTCCTGCGTATCATTGAACTGCTTGCCAGGATAGATGAAGGTATCAATAAGTGGCGGTTGAGCCTGAAGGCGGGGACACGACCGGCTGAGTCCCAGCCGGCAGCACCTAAAGAATGAAGGAGCACATGCCGTCATTTACGGCTACAACCAAGATAATGTGCCCAATGGTCCGCCAACATGTGGTGTTCAGGTCGGTACAACACCAACAACGCCTGGAACGCTAATGGTGGCAACGCGTACCTGAACAACAACAACTTCTACAACACTAACCGCGTGTGGCCCTGCGTGAATCATTCCGTAACGTACCATCCCTATGATTACACTGAAAGATCTGTACACTGCCATGCTGCGCACCCGGAAAAACAAGCGCAACTCTGCCGACTCTGTTGAGTTTGAGTTGCACTGGGAGCGTAACCTGTGTCGGATCAAGAGAGATATCAACAATCACACCTTCAGGCCGACCGCCTATACCTTCATACGCCGCTATCCCAAACCCCGCGAGGTCTTTGCCTGCTGCTTCGCCCTACGTCTGCTCCATCACTATCTGGATATCCGCATGCGGCCGCTCATAGAGATGGAACTGACCACCCGCACCTATAATAACCGCGAGGGTTACGGCCAGTATGCCGCCGTCAACAAAGTCATAGAGGACATGTATGACGTGAGCCACGGCTATACCCGTGACGCGTATTACATACAGCTGGACCTTCAGGGTTATTTTCCTAACGCCAGACAGGACTATGCTTTCAGTCTCCTGGAGGATCTGATGCTCCGCCGCTATCATGGTCCCGATCTGGATGAGATGCACTACATCCTTCAGGTATCGATATTCTCCTATCCCACATGGCACTGCACCCGCCGCACACCTATATGGCAGTGGGTGGACATTCCCAAGGGTAAGAGTCTGTTCGAGAAGCCTCCCGGTATTGGAGGTGCTATCGGCCATCTCATCTGGCAGAACACCATGAACTACTATCTGAACGATCTGGACCACTGGGCTGTTGATGAGTGTGGGCTTCATTATGTCCGTTTCGTTGATGACATTGTGATATGTACTGACAACAAGGAGGTGGTGCTGTCCATGCTGCCAGAATTCCGCCGCCGACTGGCGCTGGTGGGTTGTGTGATGCATCCGCGCAAGTTCTACTGTCAGCACTGGAGTAAGGGTATCACATTCCTGGGTGTGCACATCAAGATAGACCGTATCTACGTGGATGACCGTACTCTGCGCCGCGCCCGTCACATGCTGTCCACCTTCAGCAGCTGCTGCCGTCAGGATAAGATAGACAGTTTCATTGCGAGCATGAACAGCTACCTGGGCCTGCTCAAGGGACGTAACGAGTATAACAACATCATAAGACTCGTCGAGGCCATTCCGGAACGGTGGCTCAAATATGTGCGGTTTGTCCGTGAGCGTCTGTGTATAAACGCCAGGGACGGATATCATCACCTTGAGGTGCTGGCCCGCCGGTATCACTTGTCGGACAGATGGCTGGTTAAAAGTAAAAAGAACAAAAGAGGATAATCGATGCAGAAAGAACCGTCAACCACAAGGGTACAGGCCGTCATGGCCGCCTGTTCGTTCATGGTCGGGACGATAATAGCATGTGTATGCCTGTTCGTCATCGAGCCACGTGGTGAGATTACCAACTCGGCCATCACACTGGTGAGTGAATTTCTAATATTAGCAGGTGCTCTGCTCGGCGTTAAGGTGGTGTTCGACGTCAAGTTGCAGCAGTTCCGAAACGAAATCGAAAAAGAGATAAAAAACAATGAAAACGCTTGAGTTGATACTTGACCGCCGCTATCCCAAGGATAAGTACACCATGGGTATACTGACATGTGAGGGCAAGCGGATATGTGAAGTGCTGGAGCTGCCCGTTAAGGGTACACATCACGGCAAGACCGCCATACCGGCCGGTCGTTATGAAATAGATATGAATACCGTATCCCCCAAGTACGCCACCCGCTTCTGGGCGGCGATATTCAAAGGTATCGTGCCATGGCTCAAGAATGTGCCCGGCCACAGCAGGGTTTTAATCCATCCGGGCAACACCGTAGAGGATACAGACGGCTGCCTGCTGCCTGGTAACAACAGAGAGAAGGGTAAGGTGTTGGATAGCAGTACCTGCTACCTGACGCTCGTTAAGGGATATCTTCGTCCTGCCGCAGCGGCTGGCCGTCAGATCTTTATAACCATCAAGGACCATGAGTAAAAAGACGCTACTGATAATCGCGGGTTACCTGCTGATGCTGATAACCATCTACATACAGGACCGCCAGATAGATAGTCTGAAGCTGGACCGCGACAGGTATAAGGTCAACGCCGAGACTCTGATGGAGCGCTCCGAGACCTTTCGTGTAAGGGACTCTCTGAGTGCAGCGAGGGTGGGCGTCCTGGAGCTGTCGGTCAAGGAACTTGAGAAATACCGCGCCGATGACGCCGCTCTGATAAAGGAACTCACCGGCAAAAACCGCGATCTGGACCGTATCAATAAGGCACAGGCATCCACCATCATCACGCTGCGCGACATACCCAGGGATACCATCATAATCATAGACTCCATCCCGATGGCCGCCAAGAAGGTACACTGTGGTGATGACTGGTATACCTTTGACGGTATCCTGACAGAAAACGACTTCCTCGGAACGATGACCAATAGGGATGAGCTGCTGCTGGCCGAGACAGTGAGGTATAAGAGGTTTCTATTCTGGAAAACCAAGAAGGTCAAGGACCGCCAGCTGGATGCAGTATCCAGGAACCCGCATACCACGATAACCACCGTCGAGCATATCATAATAGAGCAGTAAATGATTTTTCCATGTTTTTATATTTGTTCATAAGCTAAACAATGATAAAAGGGCCGTCCGAGAGGATAGCCCTTTTATCATTGTTGTACATTTTTGTACAACAAGTCACAAGGCCAGCTTGCTCAGGCGGTCAGCCTGTTCCTGTATCATAGGCTGCTGCACCCGCGCATAGATCTGCGTGGTCTTGATGCTCTTATGCCCCAGCATCTTGCTTAGCAGCTCAATAGGCACACCATGTCCCAGCATCACGGTGGTCGCAAAAGTGTGGCGACCATTGTGGGTGCTGATTTTCTTAGTTATACCCAGAGTCTCCATCATACAGGTAAGCATACGCCGGTAGGCTGCGTCACTCATACGCGGCACCTGATATCCGTACTGCTCCAGGATCTGACGAGCCTGTGGCAGTATGACCGTGATATACTGCTTGCCGGTCTTGACTCTATAGCCGCTCAGGGTGTCATTATCAATGCGCGTGAAATCGGCAGCCATCAGGTCGGCATAGCTGAGACCGGTCCAGATCTGCAGCAGAAACAGGTCACGCACATGCTTGAGATAGAGGCTGCGCGGCTGGAGTTGCTCAATCCGATGAATCTCGTCCATGGTGAGTACATCCCTGGGAGCGGACTCGCCTTTATCAACCTTGTATCTGGAGTAAGGAGTTCGGTCCATCAGACCGTCACAGATAGCCAGATTGATATAGCACCTGATTACCTTGTGATATCCGTAGATGGATGTCTGGGTGAGAGGATGACCGTTGATGGAGCGCTCATGCAGCACGTTGTCCAGTTCCTTAATGGTATCAACAGTCAACTGGTGAAAATCGGTCACCTTTTGCTGACGCAGAAACTCCAGCACCGTCATCTGATGTGCCCTGGTTCCTTTGGCCAGACGGCGCGTCTGGATCTGATACTCCATCCAGTCCGTGAACCTGGTTGACTTGATGATACTACGCACTTTCAGTCCGTTAAGCATAGACCAGTCAAATATCTGACCATCAGCGTTGCACTTGTTCACTCGATCAATGATGGCGCGCTGATGGTGCGACAGCTGCTCATTGAGTTCCTGGGCATCTGACCTGTTGACAACATACTCACCGCAGAACTGACCGGCATAGACCTTGATACCGGATGATAAGAACTTCCGTTCACCATTGACGGTGACGGATAACTGAATGAGACCCTTGACCGGGTGTTTGGATGTGGGCTTGGTGGCCACATGTTTACGGTCATAGACCGCATTTACTTTGATTGTGTTGAGCATAATGTGTTATATTATGCCGCAACGTGACCGGATGTTACTACTGTTGGTATCAGCGGCGGTATCAAAACGGTATCAAGAAAGTGGCCTAAAGTGGCCTAAAGTGTGCCGTCTTATTCGCCAAAACAATGAGCAGTGCGTTAATTAAGTGTGCCAAAAGTCAATATATTAGCGTTTTACTCATCATTTCCTTGTGATCCGCTCGGGGTTTTTGGCCCCTTGATAAATAGCTGATATTGGGTCTGTTGCGGCGGGTTAATTTCTTTTTGGTATCATTTTGGGTAGTAAAACCATGTGACACTCATGCTGATACCGGCCGATACCCCATGCTCGCCACCTTTTACCGACAACGTTATATACCTGCCAGTATAGACAAGGCCAAGACCAGGGCTCAAGGCATTGTGTTCTTTTGTCACCTTGTCCTTGCCGTAGTATGCGTCGTCCATCCTATCCTCGATTCTCTGATAAGATAGGAAGGGCAGCAGGTTCAGACATCTGTGATTTTGCGACCAGAATGTGTAGAGATACCCGGCACTGGCCGTCATAAGGAAATGTCGGTCACTCTTATCGCCGGCACCATATCTGGTCTCCTCGGCATGGTCACGGTTGGAACCTGCGCTCATATACAGACCGGCAAGAGATATCTCACATCCCAGGGTTATATTTGATGATACCCCGATGTCAGATATCGGGTTGCACATCCCGACCTCCATCCCGCCAAGGTATTTCTCTCTCGGGTTCTGCTCGGGAAACCATCTGGCATCTGCGGATAAGCAGACACACAGCATCGCGGATGTTAATATCAGACGGTTCATATGAGAGGGATTATTATGCAAGTTTTTTCTCTCCTTCAAGCTCCGCCAGCCGCTGCTTGAGTCTGTATATCTCTCTCGCCTGATCCAGGCAGACCGCCTTGAGTTCCAGATCTGCTGGGCCATCGGTCCGCTCCATAGTCCCCTCACCTCGCAACAACCATTCAGCTGAAAGTTCCGGAAAGTGCTGCACCAAGGCCAACAATGCATCAATGCTAAGAGTTACAGAGCCATTGAATTGCCTATTCAATGTAGTCTGAGTGAGATTTAGGGACTTACTTAAAGAGTTAACAGAAACTCTTTTATGCGCCAAATACTCTTTAATTCTTTGAGGGACAGTTTTTTCCATATAATTATTATTTGGATTTTGTCTAAATAGCATAAAAAGTGTACATCAGGTGTACAATATTTATGCAGATATGCATTATCTTTGCCCCAGTCTTTAAGACACAGGACAGCCCGACTGCCTTACAAACAGTCACAACATCATTTCTTCCAGTGGCAAATGTAAGGCATCGGTCTGACTCCTGCAAATGAAAAGTCAAAAAGCGGAGTGAAGGCCGCAGATGATAACCCATAGAGAACCACCAGGAGGATGGAGAGGTGCCCTTCACACAAGCCTCGATATCCGACCGGTGGTTTGATTTTTATGACAATGGCAAGAATAATGAGCAATGAGCGGTTTATTGACAATATCCTGTTAAGGCTTCAGGATTATCAGCTCAAGTCGGCCATCAGCGGCCGGGCAAGGGTCAGTCTTGACATGAACCCCAGTTATGGATACCCGTCGGTAGATGTCACGATAACCAAGATCCGCGAGGATGGTGAGGGTATGGAAAGAGAGGGCGACCAATTCCGCACGGTTATAATAGAAGTCAGCCCCATATGGTTTGAGGATGAGGATACTCCGCTTCAGCAGATGGATAAGATAGCCGCCACCCTTGTGGAGTTCGGCGCTCTGGCGCGTCAGCTTATCACTGTGGAGCGGCTGCGAAAAAACGGATGGGAAATCAAGGAGGTGGGCGATAATGCCCCGGCCACACCTAAAGAGTATCGCAACAGGTACGAGAAGTGGGTGCACGCCAACAACTGGGAACAGGCTGACCGCTTCAATCACAGTCTATTCCTGGACCGCACTACCGGAGAATGGAGGCAGGACGGTAAATCTATAGAATACATGGACCAACTTTACAGATAATCATATGAAACTGACACATTTTGGTAAGAGAGTCACGGCCGCCATTGGTGCGCTGATGATTATTGCGGTGATATCCTTATGCGGTTATGTCAGCCTGTTTGACAAGGCCTACAGGATTCATCTGGACCAGCAGGCATTTAATGTGCTGTTCTTTGTAGCGGCGCTGCCTATCCTCTGTTATCTCCTGGTATCATGCATTGAGATCATCCGTCACGGCCGCAGACTATGACTATCGACGAAAAGACAGCAGCTGCGCTGACGCAAAAGCTGAACCAGATCCTGGGCGAGCTGGAGACCCTGACGGTAGCGGTCCGGCTGCTCCAGAACGACCGCTATCCCAGGTATGTGGGTACCACTGAGGCATGCGAAATACTCGGCATCAGCGGCACCACCATGGATAAGCGTCTGGCCCAGAATTATTATCCCTTCGCGTTCAAGGAAAACGGCCGCTGGCGCTTTCCGTTGACCGAGCTTTACAGATTCCAGGCACAACTATGAGCAGGGGTGGACGTTATCAGCACTCATACCACATCTGGGATGATGAGACAATGGAATGGAAAGAGGTTGACCATGTCAGATACTTGGAGTACAAGAAAGCACACAGGGACGCTCCTGTCAAGAACATACCGGATTATCCGTTTTACTTTCATTTCATAGGTTAAGATTATGAGTCAGTTTTTATTTATCGCCGCCATTATTTTGTTGCTGTTGCTGGGCCACCAGCGTGGTCTTGACAATGTGGATGACCTTTATGCAATCAATTCATCTATGGGACGTCTCTATGAGCGCCCGGTGTCAATATGGAAAAGAGTCTGCTTATATATTTGGGGTTATGTGAGCACATTCGGCATCTCCGTATGCGGCTGGATTGTTCTGTCACATTTGGTTGGTGCCTTTGATTAAGCTATAACCGAGCCTCAGCGGAGGCCGGGTGTTACTACTGTTTGATAAGGATAATGTGTCCTTTTTATAAATATCAAAGCTCCGGCAGGTGCGTGAGTATATCCGGAGCACACGGGCGGGATGGATTGAAACCCTACCCGCTCACGAACCCGCAAAGGTTCTTAATGTACATAGTCCTAACTAAACAAGCAGCCAACGCCGGCAGTGATGCCCGCCGAGGCACCTGGAGAGATAGCATAAGGTGTGCAGTGGCCGGTTAAGCCACAGGTGGCGGTTCGATTCCGCCTCTCTCCGCTAATATCCACAGAATGAGAATAGGTCTTGTTGACATCGACGGCCACGCCGGAAAGAAGAAATGGGGAGCCACAATCTACCCCAATCTGGCGTTGTGTAAGATAGCACGCTATCACCGTCTCCATGGAGATTCCGTGGAGTGGGCTCTGCCAATAGAGCGCTATGACCGTGTATATATCAGCAAGATTTTTAACTACTCCCAAGATGATAAGACAGTCTACAACGCAGCAGAGATAATTCGTGGAGGCACAGGATATGATATATCATCGCACCTGCCTATAGAGATAGACCGCCTTCAGCCGGATTACTCCATTTACCCTCATATCCCAGCAGATTATGCGTATGGATTCCTGACGCGCGGATGTATCAACAGCTGTAAGTGGTGTGTCGTTCCACGCAAGGAAGGAGTAACCAGACCATATATGGATGTTGATGATATCGCCTGGAGAGAGAGAGTTAATCTTGTGCTCATGGATAATAACTTCCTCTCGGCTGGCGAGTACGCTGTTGAGCAACTGGCCAAGATTATTGAGCGTGGATACAGGATCGACTTCAATCAGGCTCTCGATGCCCGGCTTGTAGACAGCAGGTTTGCCCGGCTGCTGGCCGAAGTAAGATGGATCAAGCGTATCCGATTCGGATGTGATACGCCCGCACAGATTGACGAATGTGAGCAGGCTATGTCTCTAATAAACAGTTACGGGTACAGAGGAGAATACTTCCTATACTGCATGCTTAATAACAACATCAAGGAGTGCTACTATCGACTGCACTACTGGTGGGAGCGTAACCAGCAATGCAGGGACAATCATTTACCCAATATATACCCATTTGCACAGCCATACAGACCCCTGGATAACCCTTATCACAAAATACCGCAGTGGCAGAAGGATATGGCTGGTTGGGTCAACAAAAAGCAGCTGTTTCAGGTGACTGACTTTGACAGCTTTACGCCCCGCAAGGGTTTTTACTGCTCTGATTACAGGAAACTATGGAACTGAAAAAACTGACATACAAAGAGCTGGCGGCTTATATTGACGCTGCTGAGCAGGAGCTGACGGTCCGTCACACCAGCGTATATGACGCTGCCGGCAACCGGCTGGCCGAGGTACGTAAGCCGCTGGCATCGGAGCTGCCCGTCCGCGCCTGTTATAACTGCCTCCATGCGGAGCGGGGTAGAGGACTCTGGGGTGAGGAGATATACTTCTGTCCCAAGGCTGTCAAGCCAGGCAGTAAGGCGATATCCGTCACGGTGAGCCGTAACGGATTATGTGAACACTTCACTACTAAAGCCGACGAGGGCTATGGTCTGTCAATGGATATATGGTACTGATATGAGAGTGACAATATTCTGGAAAGTTGACGGGTATCGGACTCATAACCTGATATGGTATGCCGGCCTCCCGATGAACGTCAGTGTCAATGGTGAGCAATACCTTGACGTTACCGACGAGCAGATGAAGCACCTCAAGGAGTTTGAGGCATCCGGGTGGCTGGAGTTCCGTCACAAGGAGCTGAAGGAGGTTAACGGTCAGTTGTGCCCCACCGGTGACGAGTACCTAACTAACAGATGCATTAAAGTAACCAATCAACCCACTTTTAATAATATCTTTTATGGCAAGAACAAAGAAACAGAAAGACGTCCCCGCACCCAGCGTAGAGCGTCAAGAACCAGCCGCTGAGCAGAGCCAGCTGCTGATGTTACCGGTGGCCAGTCTGCGGCCATCATCTCTCAACCCGCGCAAGACCGTGAGCGAAGAATCACTCAAGGATCTATGTGAGTCCATCACCCGTTACGGCATACTGCAGCCTATCATCGTCCGTGAACTTGAGGATGCTCTGGACGAGGATAACGGAGAGGTTATCGAGGGCGGCACGGAGATCATCTGCGGATACCGCCGCTGGCGCGCCTCCCAGATGCTGGGTCTTGAGACCATCCCCGCTCAGATCCGCTATCTTGACGACAAGGCGGCCCTGGACCTGATGATAACCGAGAACCTGCAGCGTGAGGATATCAGTCCCCTGGAGGAGGCCGAGGCATATGCCGCACTCATAGAGCATAACGGTTCTGTGGCAGAGCTGGCCGCCCGGTTCGGTAAGAGCGAGAAGTATATCCGCGGCCGCTTGTATCTGAATGATTTGACTGATGACCTCAAGGCCTGCCTCACCGACGGCCGTCTGCTGCTGTCAGCCGCCATCGAGCTGGGTAAGATGTCACCTGCCGCGCAGGATGAGTTCTATGATGATTACATCGAGAAGCCGGAAAAGGATAAGGCAATCATACCCGCTACCCTATCCAATGTCAGGCAATATCTGAAGAATGAGTCCAATGACCTGGATGACGAGCCGTTCCTTGAGGATGGTCCGGATGAGAAGTGGAACCGCAAGAAACCTCACTGCCAGCTGTGCGGCAAGAATTCATCCTCACAGCTCAGTCTGTTCTCCGAGCTGGCCGACGCTGGTCAGTGTCTTGACAAGGAGTGTCTTGACGATAAGCGTATGGCTTACGCGGCGCATGTGGTACAGTTCTGGCTACCCAACCTGCTGCCGGCAGGGCGTCAACCGGATGAGGGTGATATAGTTATCTATGATGACTCGCAGTACTACAGGGATGAGTTCAAGGCAAAGATTGCTACTATTAGGTCACTGGTCAAGTCAGCACAGGTTATCGGTACTAACTATAGTCGGATCTGGGACAAGACGGATAAGTGTCCCGTCGGAGCTTTCCGCGCCATATCACTGTCCGACCTCATTCAGGGCCGACCCTATATGTTGTTCTTCAGGGTTCCGCCTGTCAAGAGCCAGGAACCCAAGGAGCGCACGCACGATGATGTGTATAACTCACTGACCGAGCTCCTGGAAAAGCGCCAGCAGGAGATATATGACATATTGCTGCCGATGAGCCAGGCGGCGCTGGAGTCTTACTTCGCCACCGACGATGCTCAAGCTCTGCACCTGCCGCCGTTCCTGGAGGCCTTTGTGGTATATACAGTCGTCAATGATATGTCATATGGCTCATACAGAGGTATGGGGCTCTCTGATACTTCGCTGGATGCAATAGACCGCTATATGGATGAGGGTCACCGGCTGTCGGATGTGCTGCACGCCGCGCTGACGGACCGTATCAACAACGGCCGGTCATATCTCAGGCCCCGCCTGCTGGAGCTGGTGATGACCGGTGTCGCAGAGAGCGCCACGGCCGAGGTCACCGAGAAGATCTACGACAAGTATCAACCCAAGATAGACAAGCTCATCGCCGAGCTGGCTGAGATGGGATACGACCAATACAACCGCCCCCTGGAGCCTGAACCGGAGGGAGAGGATGAGTCGGATGATAATAACGAGTGATTATGGCACCGGTTAAGTTTAAAGTCTGGGATGTGACCACCGCCCTGAGCGGAAAGAACGGTAACACCAACCTGTCGTTCCTGTCGTTCCGGCCTACCGATGGCACGATACAGTTCAGCAGCTGCGCCGTACAGGTCATGGGCCTGAAAGATGACTCCAAGGTGGTGTTCCTGGAGTCTGAGGACGGAGCCTCACTGTTTGTGTGTGTGCATCCCGCCGGTCTGCCTCTCAGGACCAACAACAAACGTAATAAGTGGCGCATGAGTGCCGGTCTGTTTGTTCGACACATAGCGGAGCAAGCCGGCCAGACGCGTTGCTTCCGTGTCAGGCTGAGCCGTGTGCCGGAAGTGTTGCCGCAGAGTCAAGGCCTTCCGCGGTCAGCTTTCCGGTTATATGTTAACGAATTGAAGAAAAGTTAACATGAACAGTCTGACAGCACACCTGGTGCAGTTGGCATCCGAAGTCAGTGGCAGGGATGAGGAGGATATCATGGGCAAGAGGCGGCAGGTGCCGCTCCCTGCCTGCCGCTGGATGATAGGTGAGGTGTTGGTGAGTCGAGGCTGGCCTATCGCGACTGCCGCACGCGAATTGAATGTAACCCCCGCCACACTCAGACATGGCCTTGAGGAGCTTGCCACACTCAGGCATGACACCAACTGGGGATATGTGGTGGATATCGTCGAGAGGTTCCGGTCTCTCGTAGCCAGTGAGGCGTAGGGCCACCGTCACGGTGCAGGTTCGACACCTGCCACTGGCACAAGTGATAACAGCATGTTTGATGAGATGACATTCAAGAGTAAGGTCACCCATGAGCAGGCGGAGCATATCATTGATAAGCTCTACCTGCAGGAGTGCACACGCGGCGAATCTGTCTACTGGCAGTCATCTGCCTTCGGCAAGTTTGACGCTGTGCACGCTATCGTCGCTGACGGCAAGCTGACCATGCGCTTTTCATGTCATAAGCTATGGAGCAAGTGGGCCGGAGAGGGTCTTGACAACAGCCGGCCCTTCAGCATGACCGACGCTCTGGCCACCATCAGCGCGCTGCTGACCATGCTGCAGCTGCCGTCACATCAGGTGCGCTGCGACCGATTTGAACTGGGGCTGTCGATGAGTGTGCCGGATGATCCGCTGACCTACATCGCAATGATACAGTCCATCGGCGAGGGTACGCATAAGGAGTTCTTTGTTGATGCCAACTATCAGAAGGACCGGCAACGCACCACCCTGCGTGCGCGCACCTATAAGAAGGTCTTTAAGATATACGACAAGACATATGAGATGGAGCAGAAGGGCCACCAGACCGAGGGTAACATACTACGCATAGAGACCATCTACAAGCGGCAGTCCATGCCTTTGGACAACCTGCTGGCACCGGCTAATATCAGCCGCCTGCTCTCGCGGTTCTGGTCCGACTGGAGCAGCGTACAGTTTGTCCGTGATGTGGTGGGCTCCAAGGGCACCAAGGCCAGCCAGCTGGAGCGTGCCCGTGGTATTATGACGCAGGGTCTTGGCGAGTACCGCGACCGTCAGCGTAAGGAATACCTGGACCGCCGCATCAGTAAAAAGACCTGGGAGACCATACGTATGTTCTGTGACGCCTGGGAGGCTCACTGGCAGCATCTGTTTGTCATGGCTCCGGGACGTCATGAGAAGGATTATACACATATAATGAGTGAGACATATGCCTATGCACGCAGCTGACGACAAAAAAAAGCACCATATGGTGCGCGTATCACACACCGCTACAATAGTCTGTGGCGGCGATTTGCCCCGAAATTTAACGCGCTTTAACCAAAAAAGGCGCACATCGCACGCGCGCGTATGTATAAAGGAAACTTGTCTTATACTGCCCGAAAGGCAGCCAGGTACTGGCTGTGAGGGCAGAGTCTAAATCTGAACATCATGAGCAGGAGAGATAACAGGATAAGCGTGAGGTTGAGCAGCCGGACGCTGATGCAGCTGAGAGAGGTGAGCAATAAGACAGGCATCTGTATGTCCATGCTCATCCGTGCGTTCATCATCCGGGAGGTAGAGTCCTGCTATGACGAGAATGGTTATTACATCGGTCTGAGACGCAATGACAAGAGAAGTCAAGGTTAAGGCAAGCGCAGTCAGTGATGACGTACTCAAGAGGCTGTCTATGATGTATGCCCGTCTCAAGGATGAGTGTCGCACCCTGGCATCATCACGTAATGCCGGACCGAAAGACTGGGAGGATCTGATGCACGACTGCATCATAACTGTTGCCGCCGACAGGCGCGCTGTCCAGATGGATGATGTCAAGCTGCATGAACACTTCCTCTACCGTTTCAACATGATCATGTTTCAGAATATCATGGACTCCCGCCAGGAGAACCAGCATATATACGACTATCATGCCGACCATAAAGAAACTGCCCCGGAGGATTAACACTGCCACGCCTGACACTGAGCGCAGACGTGAGCGTCATGAGATATACGACACCCAGCGCTGGCGTACACTGCGCGACTGCAAGTTCGCCGACCAGCCGATATGCGAGAGATGTCTGGAGCGTGGCATTGTCACTCCTGCAGATGAGATACACCACCGCGTGAGTTTCATGAGCGTGCCGGCCGGCTCCGAGCGTATTGCGCTGGCATTTGATTACGATAATCTGATGAGTCTCTGCCGCGCCTGCCATCAGGATATCCACCGGGAGGGTGGGGGTCAAAATTTTATGCAAAAGTCGGATTAACCCCACACCGCAGACAACTTTGCACACGCGGCGAATTTGAGAATTTGATTTTGGAAATTGAAAAACGTGATTTCTCTCCGGTTCCTGTCCTTTTGACGCCTGCCCGCCCTCTGACGCGCAGGCGTTACTAACGTGTGTCGGACCTTTTTGCGGTACGCCCAAAAAGCCGCATGAAACGCTGCAAACCGGTCAAGGATGATATTATCAGGAGTGTGGGCGAGGTATCACAGACACGTGAGAAGCTGTGTCGCACCTTCGGCATCACACAACAGACGCTACGCAACTGGCGCGCTGAAGATCCGGAGTTTGACCGGGCGTTTGCCGAGGCTGAGGCTGGCTGTCAGGCTTGGGAGCGTGAGAGCTGGCAGAAATTCCTACACACCCTGGAAGGTCCGGCACTGGAATCCCTGCAGAAACTCATCAAGGGTTACAGCGTCTCTGTCACCAAGGATGTCTACAAGATTAAGCATCACGTCGACATAACTACCGGCATGTCACTCACCGACAAGTATCTGGTCGGTACTGAAACCCGCCGTATGCATGTCAAGCCGTCGCTGGCGGCCATCATGTTTGTCTTGACCAACATCGACCCCAAATACTTTGAACGATGAGTAAGAAGTTGATCAAGATAGACCCCAACTGTTGTGACTCATGCAAGAAGTTCATGCGTGCCGTACTGTCGCGTCTGGAGACGGCCGCCGAACCCTGTGACATGGGAGCGCTGCATATGCTGATGGTCAGCTATGACATGTACTGTAAGGCCAGCGAGCAGCTGATATGTGAAGGTCCTGTTGTGGAGGATCGCCGTGGCAACAAGACTCCGCACCCGGCCATTGCACTTACTAAATCCTACTGGACGCAGGTGCTCACCTGTATGCGCGAGCTGGGTCTTACCATACGCAGCCGTGAGCGTATCAAGGCGCTCACACCGCCGGTATCCAGGGATAACCGGTTGTATGAGTTCCTTAATGACCGCACCGATGGAGATATGGGATAAATACTGTCAAGATGTTCTTGACGGTACCATACCTTCAGGACTGTGGATGCGCCGTGCCGTCGAGCGGTTTAACCGGCAGCGTGCCGATGAGCGGTATGTGTTCCGTCCGGCAGCCGTCCGCCGTGTGGTCAAGCTGTTCGGTCTGTTCCGTCACTTCGAGGGCTCTGCCGCCGGTAAACCGTTTGTTTTGGAGCCGTGGCAGCAGTTCATCATAGCAGCCGTCTACGGTCTCTATTACAGGGACACCGGTCTGCGCCTCATCAACAAGGTCTATCTGGAGGTGGCCCGTAAGAACGGCAAGACCGCCTTCGCTGCCGGTCTCTGTCTGCTACACCTGGTAGCACTGGGAGAGGCTGGCCCCGAGGTCTATCTGGCTGCCAACAGCCGTGATCAGGCTATGCTTGCCTATAAGTTTGTCAAGAACTTTGCGCTGGATCTGGACCCGCGTGGGGAGATGATGGGTGTGCTACGGCGTCAGATTGTGTTCCGTCCGGTCGAGGGTCAGCTGCGTGTCGTAGCCGCCGACTCCACCAAGCTGGATGGTCCTAACCCCAGCATGTTCTTGCTCGACGAGTTCCATGCCGCACGTGACACGAGCATGAAGGATGTACTGCAGTCCGGTCAGGGTATGCGTGAGTCACCCATGCAGATAATCACAACGACTGCCGGTTTCAACAAGCTCTCGCCATGTTATGTACACCGTACCACCTGCACGGAGATCTTGAGCGGAGCCAAGACCGACGAGCGTCAGGCTGCGTTTATCTTTTCTCTGGATGACGGTGACGACTGGAGAGACCCCAAGGTGTGGGCTAAGAGCAACCCCAACATAGGTGTCACGGTCCAGGAGCAATTTCTTGTCGACCAAATAACGTCGGCCGTCAATAACGGAGCAGAGGAGGTGGGTATACGTACCAAGAACCTCAACCAGTGGGTCGACGCTCAGACCGTCTGGATACCGGACCATTATGTGGTCGAGTCGGTTGAACAGCGCCCGCTCTCTGACTTCAAGGGTTGTGATGTGTGGGCCGGTGTGGACCTCTCCAGCACCAGTGACCTGACCTGTCTGGCTCTGATGGTGCAGGATGGTAACCTGTACCGGTGGTGGCTGCGGTTCTATCTGCCGGAGGAGTCTCTGGTGGAGGCACGGTTCCGTCAGCTGTACGGTGAGTGGCGGCGTGAGGGCTGGCTGGTGGTTACTCCGGGTAACGTGGTGGACTATGACTTCATCCTGAATGATCTGCGCGACCTGACCCGCGACATGTACCTCATGGGTGTGGCATACGATGCGTGGAACGCTACGCAGTTTGTCATCAACGCCACCGATGCCGGTCTGCCGATGGAACCCTTCAGCCAGACGCTGGGCGCCTTCAACCGGCCGACCAAGGAGTTTGAGCGTCTGATGCTATCCGGCCGTGTGCGCCTGGATAACAACGGCATCACCCGCTACTGCATACGTAACGTGGTGCTGGCCCGCGATCGTAACGGCAATATCAAGCCGAGCAAGCAGTTCGCTGAGCGTAAGATCGACGGAGTGATAGCCATGCTTGAGTCACTGGGCGTCTATCTGGCGTCACCGCGATTCCAGGGGCTGTTGTGACACGTCCGACACATGTGTGGTTTGGGATAAAAGAAACGACGATATGAAATTATTTGGTTTGGAGATACGACGTGCTGGCAAGGCCGAGCTGTCCGATGTGACCGCATACGGCGGGTGGAACGGCATACAGCTGGCCAGCCGCAGCAACAGCATGCTGCTGTCGACCGTATACCGGTGCGTGGATCTCATCAGTGACACCATAGCCATGCTGCCTGTCAAGATATACAGTGTGGATGGTGATGGTTACAAGAAGGAGGCGAAGTCTCATCCGCTGTGGTACCTGCTGGATTATGAACCCGCTGAGAACACCGACCGCTTCACGCTCATGAAGGTGCTCACAGCTTCAGCATTACTCCAGGGCAACGGCTATGCGTACATAGAGCGTGATGCTGACGGTATCAAGCCTGTACAGGTCCGGTTCCTGGACGCTCATCAGGTGCAGGTGTGCTACATCAAGGATAGTGACGGTGTGCAGCACCTCCGCTATCTGGTAGTGGGTCTGAAGGAGCTGGTCGAGCCCTGCGACATGTTACACATCAAGAACTTCAGCTATGACGGTGTAGTGGGTGTGTCCACCCTCACTCATGCCCGCCAGACGCTGGATATCAGCACTGCCAACGAGGAGGCTACCGCCAACTACTTCAGTGCCGGCCAGAAGGTGACGGGCGTGCTGACATGTGAGGGCGCACGTCCTACAGAGGAACAGGTTAAGGATATCTACAAGCGCTGGGAGGAGCATACACGCAAGCAGGGTGGCCTGCAGGTCATACCGGCATCCATGAAGTATCAGGCTATCAGCATCAACCCCAAGGACAGCCAGATGCTGGAGTCGCGCCAGTTCCAGGTGATTGATATCTGCCGATTCTTCAGCGTCTCTCCGGTCAAGGCCTTCGACCTGAGCAAGTCCAGCTATTCCACCGTCGAGGCTACGCAGTTGCAGTTCCTGACCGACACCGCGATGGCGTGGATCTCCCGCTTCGAGCAGGAGCTGAATCGTAAGCTGCTCACTCCATCAGAGCGCGGCAAGTATATCATCGAGCTGGACACCACCGTCCTGCTGCGTACCGATAAGAAGGCGCAGGCCGAGTACTGGCGTGAGATGTTCAATGTGGGTGCTGCTACGCCTAACGAGATACGTCAGAAGTCCAACCTGCCGCGTATAGACGGTGGTGATGACGCCTTCGTGCAGGTCAACGTGCAGCCCCTCAAGAAAGCCGCTGCCGGAAGTGTAGTCAAAAGTGTCGGACAGGGGAATGGTTAATGTAAAAAGTTCAGAGATGGAAGATGATAAGAAAAAAGAGATACGCTGCATCACCGAGCCGGTGACGCTGCGTGCTGCCGAGGATAGCCGTACCGTCGAGGGATACGCCGCTGTCTTTGACCGTAGCTCTGACCGCCTTGACTTTGAGGAGGTCATCGAGCGTGGTGCCTTTGACGGCGTGATCGAGAGCTCCGACGTCATGGCACTCCTTAACCATGATATCAGGCGTGGGCTCCTGGCCCGCAGCCAGAACGGCAAGGGCACCCTCACCCTCACGGTTGACGCCAAGGGTCTGCGTTACTCCTTCGAGGCACCCAAGTTCGCAGCCGGTGACGAGCTGGTGGAAAATGTGCGTCGTGGTGATGTCAAGGAGTCATCCTTTGCCTTCACCGTAGAGAAAGACACCTGGGAGAAGAAATCCGACGGCACCTGGAAGCGTACCATCCATAAGATCGGTCGTCTGTATGACGTGTCTCCGGTCTATGCCGCTGCCTATTCGCAGACATCGGTCTACATGCGCGGCAAGGAACTGGCCGAGGAGGCCATAAGGAAGGCTGAAGGTGAGATGCCCGACAGCTATTATGAGAACCTGAAATCCAAGTATAACATCTAACAACAAGAGATTATGCCAAAAGAGAAATCATCTGTAGAGCTGCGTCAGGAGCATAAGGACCTGCGCGCTGATTCACAGTCCATCATCGATAAGGCCCATGGCGAGAAGCGCGGCCTTACCCCCGAGGAGACTGAGAAGTTGAACGGTAACCAGCTGCGTATGGCTGAAATCACCCTGGAGCTGGAGAGCCGCAGTAATCAGTCCGTCAAGCCCGAGCATAAGCCCGAGGAGCGCGGATTCTCATTCATCAAGGCTATCCGTGCTACCATGGAAGGTACCGCACAGGAGGAGCCCGAGAGCAAGATGCTGGCACGTGGTGCCGCTAATCCCAACATCCAGGAGACCGGCCAGCTGCATATCCCATTGTGCGACTCACGCTCTGTCATCGGTGCCGCCGCAGGTAAGTCTGCCGGTGCCATCCTCGACGAGAGCATGGGTATGGTTCTGCCTCTCTCACAGAACCTGGTGCTGGCACAGGCCGGCGCACGTATCCTCACCGGTCTGCGCGGTGATCTGAAGTTCCCCGGCCTGAGTGCAGTGACCGTACTTTGGGACGCTGAGAACGACGCAGCTGCCGACGGCGGTGGCTCGCTGTCTAACGCACTGGCTCTGTCGCCCAAGCGCCTCACCGCGTATGTTGACATCAGCCGTCAGCTCCTCATCCAGGAGAACGAAAACGTGGAGGGTTACATCCGTGAGCTCATTGCTCAGGCTGTAGCCGAGAAGCTGCAGGCCACCATCCTTGGTAAGGCTGCAGCCGGTGACGGTCCTGTCGGTATGTTCTATACCGCCCCCACCCTCAAGGGTGTCATGGCATGGCCCAAGATTGTCGACATGGAGACCGCAGTCAGTGAGGCTGGCGGCCTGAAGGGCAACCTCACCTACATCCTGCACAGCAAGCTGTACGGCATGGCCAAGACCTTGCCCAAGACCGCATCAGGTGCAGGCGGCCTCGTCCTGGGTAACGATGGTCAGAACCTCCTGAACGGATATAAGGTTCTCTCCACCGGTAACGTGGCCAACGAGCTCAATACCAGCTCAACCTCAACCGCCAACACCAACGGTTACGGTGCTCTGTTCGGCAACTTCGCCGATATGATCATCGGCAACTGGGGTAACCTCGACATCACCGTGGATAACCTCACACAGGCTACCAAGGGTGCTGTCCGTCTGGTGCTCAACAGCTACTGGAACTATGGTGTAACCCGTTCCGGTTCGTTCAAGACCGCCGCTTTGTCTTTGTCATAAAAGATTTTCCAGGGCCGGAGCAATTGGGTTTGCTCCGGCTCACTATATTATGAAGTACGTTGTTTTGGAAGATATCAAGAGGCAGGTCGTACAGGACTCTGATGTGGATGACATCATCCTCACGACTATCGGTGACGCCGCGGAGGACGCCACCGAGCGTCATCTTGGGCGACCTCTGAGTGACTGTATAGGTTCTGACGGCCAGCTGCCGCCCGCTCTGCGTCAGGCTATCCTGATGCTCTGCTCGACACTGTATAACGACCGCGAGAGTCAGACACACACGCAGTCACACGTCAACCCCGCATACGAGGCTTTGATAGGACCCTTCCGTCAGTATTGAGCTATGGACGCAGGCAGGCTGAGACATATGGTAAGTATATGGCGCAACGCCGGTGGGCGCGACCAGTACGGTGATCTGCAGGAGCAGTGGAACTGTATCGGTCAGTGCCGTGCCGAGCGTAACGTGCAGAACAGCCGCCGTGCCGTCACATCAGGAGAGGTCTGGTACCCGCGTGCCGCCGTGTTCAAGATCCGTCTGGGTCATGACATAACCACTGGTGACCGTGTGGTCTCAGACGGAGTGTGGTATGACGTCATCAGCGTCACCACCGATGAGGTCAGGGAGAGATGTATAACAGTTAACGCCGAGATGCACAATGAGTGAGGCCGTCATACAGGTAGACACCCGTCAGGTGGAGGCTTTGTTCGATAGGCTCGAACCCAAGCAGCTGCGCTCCGCCACCCGTTCTGCTTTCAACAGGGCGGGACGTGTTATGGTCAACGCAGCCAAGGCCGAGTATCGGTCCATGTTTCCCGGTTCCGTGTATTACAAGGACATTCACATGAAGGCCTACCGCTCCGGCAAGGGTGTCATGGTGGATCTGTATTATCTCAAGAACCACGCCAAGGGCGACCCTCTCTATAAGTCGTATGTGCTCCGGATACTGGAGGTCGGCAACTACAAGACCGCCCGCCGTTCAAGGGGTAACTCCAAGAACGGCTCACGCGCTGACCGTGGCAAGATACGCGCATACCATTTCTTCCAGCAAGGCACGGAGTCTGTGATACAGCAGGTTAACAGCCAGTTCACCGCCAACCTGGAGCAGGCTATGAAAAAACAGATAGAAAAAGAATCATGAGCAGGGAGAATGACATACAGATACCGCTGACTGTACGCACGGTAGGTAAGTGGCTCTACAGTCAGCTGTCGGGTGATGATGCCGTAGCCTCACTGACATCAGGACGTATCTGTCCGTTCATCACTCGCGAGCCGCAGCAGCTGCCGTGGATAGTATGGGACAACGTAGAGATAGACTGGGACCGTGACAAGGACTCCAATGACCCTACGACCGCCAGTGCGGTCATAATGTGTGCCGCCGCCACAGCTGACGCGTCATATGAGCTGGTTGATGCCGTGATAGGTACACTCAATGACAGGGACAGCTGCCGCGTCACCCATATCAACGCATACTGGCAGGAGGGTGTGGGTGTTATCCAGGAAATAAGTGTAACGATTGATCTATATTGAACGATATGACAAAAATTAAAGGTAAGGAAGTACGCCTGCTGCTGGGTACCGGCGATAGCGTCAACAAGACGATAGCAGGCAGCAAGAGTCTGAGCGTCAGGCTCACGACTAAGTTTGACGAGGACCGTGACAAGGATGTGCCTGACGGTCCGTACCGTGTGGCTTTATGGGTCGAAATGAGCGGCACCCTATCAGGTAAGCTAAGGAACCCATCGACCAATCAGCTGTCTCTGGCGGATCTGGAGACCATCTGCATGACAGGTAAGCTATCCGGGCTGGATGTCAAG